GCCTTCGAGGTGATCGACGGAATCAAACAATGCCCCTCGGGGGATTACAGTGATATACAAATATTCGGCGAGCGGTGCTCCTTCGGCGAGCGGTGCTCCTTCGGCGAGTGGTGCTCCTTCGGCGAGTGGTGCTCTTTCGGCAAGGGCTGCTCCTTCGGCAAGCAGTGCTCTTTCGGCGCGTGTTGCTCTTTCGGCGAGTGTTGCTCTTTCGGCAGGGCGTGCTCTTTCGGCGAGTGTTGCTCTTTCGGCAAGTGCTGCTCCTTCGGCAGGGCGTGCTCCTTCGGCAGGGCGTGCTCTTTTGGTGAGTGGTGCTCTTTCGGTGAGTATTGCTCTTTCGGCAAGTGGTGCTCTTTCAGCAAGCAGTGCTCTTTCGGTGAGGATTGCTCTTTCGGTGAGGAGTGCTCTTTCGGTGAGGAGTGCTCCTTCGGCGAGTGGTGCTCTTTCGGCAAGTGGTGCTCTTTCGGTGAGGATTGCTCTTTCGGTGAGGAGTGCTCCTTCGAAGGGAAAGGCGAATATATCGGCGATTATCCTTTCCTGGCTTTTGTCGGGTTCGGCTCTCGGATTGGCAGCAAGGTTTACTTTTTCAACCTGCAAGACGGCATTTATGTCCGTTGCGGCTGCTGGCTGTCGAATATAGCGGGGTTCCGGGAGAGAGTGAAAGAGAAGAATGCCGATGCGATGTACCTGGATTTATGCGATCTGGTTGAGAGGAAGTTTAACAGAAAAAACTGAAAAATACTGATGTATGAAAACGAGAATCGAGATTTACGAAATCGCTGATCCGAATCATATCGTATCTGACGGGGAATGGTCCCGAAAACTTTCGGCTGCCGACATACGCAATCATATCAATTATATGATGCGGCCTTTCGATCCCCGGAAATATTCTTCTCGCGTAGTATATATCAATCAAAAACAGTAAATATTATGGAACAACAAGCAACGGGATTGACGCTGTTCAACCGTCAAATTACCAGCGAACGCACCCAGAATTATCTGACGAGCGTCCTGGGAGCCAAGAAAGACAGCTTCGTAAGCAACCTCACGGCACTCGTCGCCAACAACAAGGCATTGCAGGAGTGCGAGCCTATGGGCGTGATGTTCGCCGCGATCAAGGCTACGGCCCTCGACCTGCCTCTCGATCCCAACCTGGGTTTCGCCTATGTCATCCCCTACAAAAACAACCGGGAGGGGCGCACCGACGCCCAGTTCCAGATCGGGGCGAAGGGATTTATCCAGCTGGCCATCCGCAGCGGGCAGTTCAAAACACTGAATGTTTCGGAGGTCAAGGAGGGCGAGATCGTGGATGAAAACCTCATCACGGGTGAAATCACGTTCAAAAAGGCCGAGAATCGGGACGCTCTCCGCACGATCGGATATGTGGGTTATTTCAAACTGACTAATGGCTTCGAGAAGATGCTTTATATGAGCTGCGAGAAGCTCGAAGCACACGCGAGCCGGTACAGCCAAACCTATGGATCAAAGAAGGACTACATCCGGGCCGGTAGTAAATGGACTACGGATTTCGATGCGATGGCGCGTAAGACCGTGCTGAAACAGTTACTGTCAAAATTCGCCCCGATGTCCGTAGAGATGCAGGACGCTGCGAAATTCGATCAGGGCGTACTTGGCGAAAACAACTCGGTACGTTACATCGATAATGAGGAAACGGCGGCAATTCCCGAAAGCGTGGACAAAGCGACGCTTACGAGCCGCGAAGCGATCCGTGAAGCGTTTATCGGCGGTCAGATCACCGAACAGGAGGCCGACGACCTGATGCAGAAGATCGGGATTACGAAAAACGCGGTCGAGGATGCGACGGTCGAGGCCGAAGTTAATCTGTTCGACACCAAAAGCGCGAAGCGATGACCGATTCCCGCTATTTCGAACAAGGAACTCCGGAATGGTATGAAGCGCGTCTGCATCGATTCACTTCCTCCGAAGTGCATAAGCTGATTCCCGGAGCACGGGCACGGCCCGGAGAACTGACCAAGACGGCCGTCGCTTATGTGTTCGACAAGATCGCCGATCGCATCACGGCCGGGGGTTGTTTGGAATACCGGGAACTCAACACCAGAGAAATAGAATGGGGACGCGAGCACGAAGATACGGCACGGCTGGCCTATTCGACGATTATGAGCGTCGATGTCCAGACCTGCGGATTCTTCGTCTGCGAGGATTTGCCCTCTTTCGGCGGAAGTCCTGACGGGTTGGTCGGGGAAGACGGTTTCATCGAAATAAAATGCCCCTACAATTCGTCCGTACACGCCCGGTATCTGGCTATGGCTACCCCGGACGATCTGCGACGCGAGAAGCCCGAATATTACGCCCAGATACAAGGTAACTACCTTGCGACGGGACGACGATGGTGCGACTTCGTAAGCTATGATCCCCGGTGCGCCAACTCGCTGCTGGCCGTCAAGATTCTCCGCATCCCACGAGATGAAGAGTACATCGACCGTATTAGGGAGGCAGTGCTGGCAGCCGTGAAATACAAACAGGAGATAACGTCCAGAATGGCGCTCCTGGCACGGCAACAGCGGGCATCCACTCCCTAAATAATCTCCAAGTATGACGACAAGAAAGACATATCCCCCGTGGTCGGAAAAGGAATTGGAAACATTGAAAGAACTCTATCCCGATAACGACAACGAATATATAGGTTGCTTGTTGAATCGCACTCCGGGGAGCGTAAAGATACGCGCCGTATGGAATGGCTGCCGCAAATCCTATGAGTTTATACAACGCCGAAGAATGACGACGGATAACAAACCCCGCAAAATGGTCGGATGTATTCCGAACCCCTTGCCGGTTATTGAACGGTTATTGAAAAAACACGGTTACAAAAAATAAAAACAAGCATGACAATGGCTATAAAATATGTAATCAGAGATCGCAGACATAAAGAATGTGAAATATCAGTTAATAAACCTTATAATATGATCATGATCTCCCAAAAATTTGAACTTAATGACTGGAGAGAACATATGTTTTTTTTAACGCCCGAAATGGCAAAAGACCTTGTCTATGTATTGCAGAATATGCTAAAAGAAGACAATGATCAACAACCAAAATAACGCTATGGTATGGCCAGAATCAGAACCATAAAACCACAATTTTGGGATGATCTGAAGATCGGCCGCTTATCGCGCGATGCCAGGCTGCTTTACATCGGACTTTGGAATTTTGCCGATGATTTGGGCGTAGTAATAGCCGACCCCGTTTGGCTGAAGTCTAAAATATTCCCTTACGACAAAATACAACTCCAGCAATTCGAAGGCTGGTTGAAGATGCTCGAAGAAACCGGATTTATTAGTCTGCTTTCCGTTAAGTCGGAAAGATTCTATTATCTGCCAACCTTTTCCCGTCATCAAGTAATCAACAGACCTAATCTGGAGGATGTAAATATACGTAAAGAATTGTTAGACAGTGCATTAAATGAAATCACGGAACGATCAGTGAATAATCACGGAACGATCACTGAACGATCAGTGACTATAAAAGGAGAGGATAAGGAGTATATTACTACCAGTACTTCTACTGGCGTAGAAGATACTGGAGTATCTGTGAGAGATAATATTATTTCTTACCCGGTAGAAGACTATAACGCAGGCGCGTGCGAGGGGACCGAGAACCCCGAATCCGATCATCCTAAACGCAAATCCCGTAAGACGCTCCGCAAGGATGATGCAGGGATTGAAGAAGCTCGGATATTGACGTGGCGTGATGATTTTGAGATTTACAAAAACGAGTTACGCAAGGCCTATAAGACGCTCCTACAGGATGACGCTTGGATTTCGACGCAACAACGTTTCAACCCGAATCTCAACATTGCCCTCTCGCTCGAAAAGGCTTGCGTAAACTTCTGGGCAACGGAAGCCGGATGGCAGCATAAGCGAAAGCAGCGCACAAAGACTATCAACTGGAGGCAAACGCTCACAAATTCGATCAACAGCCCGCAAAACAAAGTTTACAATGACAACGGAATTAGCAAAAAAACCGCCAACAACGGCGTTAGCGAAGATTTCAAGCGTGGAGTTCTTGAAACGCTACTCAGTGGCGGCAATACAGAGTAGCTGCCGCCGTATGCAGTCGGCCGTGGCTTGTGCCGAATCCCAAATGCCGGTGTTATCTGTATTGCGAGCGACATACGGCGAAAAATGGACGGCTGCATATCTGGTACTTTGGATCGTCAATGTACAGGAGTTTTTCAATATTTCAGCCAAGATGAACGACGCACAGGTAACGGAAACGGCCTACATGATTTTGGACGATTTCTGGGCGTTGAACCTTGCCGATGTAAACCTGGTATTTACCAATGCCAAACGAGGGCAATACGGACAACTGTACGGACGAATAGACGGATCGATCATATACGGTTGGTTTCAGACATATTTCGAGGATCGATGCAATGCCTGCGAGAACCGTACGATACGGCAAGCCGAGGCTATGGGCAGCGATCACCCGGTAACAGACGCCAAAGCTGCGGAGTTTATCAAATCGCTTATCAACAAAAAAGCGGAAAAGATTGCAAAATAGACGGAATCATCGAATTGAATTTAACGGACTAAAGAAAATGAAAAAATACACACAAGCGGATTTCAACGCCTTCGAGGTGATCGACGGAAACGGGGATAACCGATGATCTCTTATGACCCACGCATCACTATTCAGTGGGATCGGAGGGTTCGACCTCGCCGCCGAGTGGGCTGGCTGGACGAACGCTTTCAACTGCGAGATCGATCCTTTTTGCCGAACCATAC